TTATGTTTCATTATTTATTTTTGGCACGCCAGGAAGGATTCGAACCCTCGACTGTTTGATTCGTAGTCAAACTCTCTATCCAACTGAGTTACTGACGCTTATTTTTTTAATGGTGCGCTAGGAGAGAGTTGAACTCTCACGCCCATTACAGGCAACGGGGTCTAAACCCGCCGTGTCTTCCATTCCACCACCAGCGCATTTATTTATATTTTTTAATGGTGCCCGCAGAAGGACTTGAACCTTCACTCCTTTCGGAAATGGCGTTTGAAACCACCGCGTATACCAATTTCACCATGCGGGCATTTTTTATTTTTAAATGGTAGTCCGAAAGGGACTTGAACCCATGACTCCAACCTTGTAAAAGTTGTACTCTACCAACTGAGTTATCGGACTTTATCATGTAATTTCTTAGTTTCATCTCTCTTAGTATTAAAAAAAAGATTACTTATAGTTGACACCACGAAAAGGTGAATTACATTCGTTCCTGGGGTGAGGGACGAGGTTTGAACTCGCAATCACGGGAGCCACAATCCCGCGGCTTAGCCATTTTGCCTACCCACACCATATAATTTAAACTGTTTCAATCCACATACCACTTTTAGGTATGACTGTTCCTACAAAAATTTTTTAATAAATACAAGTCTACTTTCTACAAGTACCCTTACTAACTTAAAAATGGTACCAGTGATAGGAATTGAACCTATGACCTCTGCCTTATGAGAGCAGCGCTCTAAACCAACTGAGCTACACTGGCATATATTGTTGGTTGTCCTGGGAGGGTTCGAACCTCCCATAAACCTCGACTCTGTTGTGAGAGTCTTCCTGCCCGAGAGCACAACCTCTCATTGGACGTTCAGGACATTATTTGTTAAAGATTTCCACCAACCAAACACTCCATACTTTGGACTTTTACAAATCCAGCTTGCTTCAACTGTTTAACAGCTTTATCAAGTCTATCTGTATTTGAATTATCATGTTCTACTTTCTGAATAATCTCTTTTGCATCTTCGGGGTCCATTCCATCTGGAGACATCCAAGTAGAATTTACATAAGGCATATCAAAATCACCATAACCACCCAAATTTACAATTGTTCTTTCCATTTTTTTTCCTTATTTTAAATTTATATTAAGTTTGTGTTACATTTAATCTTTTAATTATTATACCATATTTTTTGTAAAATCAATTAAAAAAGGAAACAAAAACATTGAATTCTGAAAAAACTGCAATATCAAGAAAAAAAGTTTCAGCTCCTACAAGAGAACTATATCAAAAAAGTCTTCTTATTGGTACAATTCTTGATTTTGGATGTGGTAAAGGTAAAGACCTTGACTTCTTATTATCCAAAGGTATTATGGTCGACGGATATGATAAATATTATCATCCACATTGTAATTTTAAATCTGGTTATGATACAATCATTTGTAACTATGTTATTAATGTAATTAGTGATTTACAAGAGCGTATAAATGTAGTTAAACAGATTATCAAATTACTAAAAACAAATGGTACTGCTTATATTACAACCAGAACTGCTAATGAAATAAATAAAGCAGGAAATGAAAAATGGACCAAATTTAATGATGGTTTTAAAACCAATAGAGGTACATTTCAAAAAGGTTATAATGTTGACAGTCTTAAATCATTTGTTTCTGATATTGCTAATGATATGATGATATCTGTTAAAATAAACACCATAACTAAGAATATCAAAAGTGCAAAATATTCTCAAATTTCCATTATAAAACAATAAATTATGGCGGCCATGATCGGGCTTGAACCGACGGCTTCTACCTTGACAGGGTAGCACTCTGAACCAACTGAGTTACATGGCCGAATTTTTTTCAAAAATTAATTTACTAATATTTAGCTTATCCTTTAAAGGATAATTACCACTCAACGCCACGTGGAGGCAATTAGTTTGATGAGCGCTGGCACCCTGGGGATCGAACCCAGTCCCTTCAGCTTAACAGGCTGACGCAATGCCATTATTGCTAGATGCCATTATTATGGTCGATCCGGGTGGGTTTGAACCACCGACCTCACGATTATCAGTCGTGCTCTCTACCAACTGAGATACGGATCGAAAATTTATGCTACTTTGTATACTGGTTAATACCTTTTTTGTTACCGCCAGTATGTCCTTTTCCAGCACAACTTTGAGAACAAAATTTAGATTTTGTTTTTCTTTCTTTTTCAGTATTAAACACTTCACCACAGAAATCACATTTATAAGTATATGTTGGTTTATAATCATCATATAATTCTTTAATATGATCAAAAGTGTAATTATTATTTACCCAATCAAATTCTGTCTTTAAATCTTTTTTATATTTTAATTCTATTTCATATCCACTATCAATTGCCAATTTTGTTTTTTTATCAACCGATTTAGTGTGATAACCTTTTATTTCTATAATTTTATTCTCTATTAAGAAATCCGGATAATATTTAATTTTACCATCTGTTAAAAATCCTTCAAATCTTTTTACAATCAAATTGTGATCTAATCTATAAATCACCCAAACTAATTCATAAGTAGAACCACAAAAAATTCCTCTAAAATATCCACTATGGGATCTACCAGATCCTTCTCTATAACCACCACTTTGAATTTTAATACATTTTTTAGAACAACATTTTCTATTTTTTATTTTTGAAGATGCTGTAAATAATAAACCACAAACTTTACACTTTTTGAAATATACAGAACACTGTTTTAACCCTCCCTTATTCAAACTATTTCTAAAATTTTTTGCTGCATCGTTTTTGATGGCCGCATCACTTATTTTTTGTTTTGTTTCATTTGAGTGCTTTCTTTTTGGATTATTGTATTTTGCAGCACAAGAACTATTACAAAACTTAGCTCTTTTATCCGTTTTATATGTAATATCTTTTTTACAATATAAACATATTTTCATTTCATATCCTTTCCTTTATAGAAAAAGTTAACGCATTCTATATTTTACATATATGTTTAATCAAAAGGTCAAAAAAACAATAAAAATGGAGTTCCATAAGAGAATTGAACTCTTGTCTATGTATTTTCAACTCTTTATACTAACATTATATAAAGGAATGAAAAAATGGTATCCCGCAAGGGAATCAAACCCTTGTTGTCGGATCGAAAGTCCGATGTCCTAATCACTAGACGAGCGGGACAAAAATTATTTTAATTTTCAAAAATGTATTTGTTGAGGGATTCTAAAAAAGGATGTTACTTGATGTGTTTTTATCCCTTACAAATACGCTGTAAGGGATTTTTTTATATCACTTACAGATTGTTGGTATTACGTTCCAACATACGTTCATCATTCATATCAATGAGATTTAGAATATGATCATGAATAGTCACAATAATATTGTCATTGTTTTCAATACAAATTGTGTTATTATTAAGTGTATTCATTTTAATCATATTCCTTGTTTTATTTTTCAAAAAGAGATAAAAGCGTTAGAAACTTTCATGGTAAATAAATTAATGGTTTATTCGATGTATTTTCTAACTGTAATTCTCTTATTTATTCATTATACAATATTTTTTTCGTTTTTTAAAAGTTTTTTTTCAAAAAGAGATAAAAGCGTTGGAAATTTTTTAGTTTTCCAAATAAACGATGTATTTTCCAACTGTAATTCTCTATTTTTTTAATTCAAGTTAACAACTTTTGGTTTCATTATTAAAAATAATTACTTATGTGTGTTACCACGTAAAGGTAGTTGTCTCAACACACTGGAGCACTAGGGATTTGAACCCTACTGATATCCTCCGTGCAAGGGAGGTGAACACCCCAAGCATTCCCGTGCCCCAAAAATGTCTTTATTTTTCTATTTATACCACTTTTTACTTTTTCATGATCATTCAAATCAATTTCACTAATGCGATGTCTTAATTCCTCTTTTTCAAAAATTTTCTTAGCAGTATGGAGACTAACACCATATTGGTTTCTGATTTGTTTAATCTGTTCAACTTTTGTTAATTCGTCTCCCATTATAACCTCATATGTATTATTTAAAATTTGGGCTCGGTAAGAGTGAGTCGAACACCCATTTTAACCACGTTCACTCGAACATCATCTATATATGGTGGCCACCATATATAGTTTTACCGAACATTATCAAATCTTGGTCGAGTCGGCAGGGATCGAACCTGCGATTTCATGCTCCCAAAGCATGCGCCATACCACTTGGCTACGACTCGTAATTTTTTATACATTAACATTATAAGATAATTTTTCAAAAAAAGCAAAATTTATTTTCTATATCCGTATTTCAATCCACGCATCTTAATTGCGATTCTTATAACTTTTCTACATTCATCAAGGCTTCTAAGATTAGCAGTATGATATTCATATCCTAATTTTTTGGATAATTCCGAATATAATTTACTGCGAGAGATTTTTCCATCTTGCCACAATGGATCAATTAATCCATGAATAGTTTGTCTAAAAGAACGAATTTCTTTTGTTGGGATTACACCTAAAGGTCTTCCACTTTTTGTGTTCATTCCAACATGATTTCCACAGTTTTGACAAACAAAGAAGGTTTTACGTTTAAGATCTGGTCTATGTGGATACACATATGAACCAAATTTTTTTTCTGTATTTACTTCTCTTTCGCATTTACAACAATATATAATTGTCATTTCATCTCTCTTTCGTAATTTCTTAGTTTCACTTTTCAGTTACTTATATCAAACACCACGTAAAGGTGAATTACTTTGTTTGACTTGGTGGTGAGCAAGGTGGGGTACGATCCCACAACCTACGGATTAAAAGTCCGTTGCGCTCCCGGTTGCGCCACTTGCCCAAAATATATTCTTTGTTTAGTTTATACTCCGTGCAAGCAATTTGTAATCAATTGGTTTTCAAACACAGAGTTATAGTTTCATAACTTGTTTCATTTTTTATTTTCCTTTTTTCATTATTTTTGTATTATACCAAATAATTTTAAAGAAGTCAACCTTTTTTTAAATTATTTTGTTTATAAACTAAAAAACCCCAACAAACTTTCGTCTGATGGGGTTTTTGTTATTCTTTTATGATAAAGTGTGTGTTTATACGCCTTTATCCTCCAAAAACCCCAACGATGGTTCATTATGTTTCTTGGCCGCGGGCATATCTTGCGCAGTCGCAGTCGAAAGAATATTATCTTCATTACGTTTCAAATTTTCTTGACCGATTGTAATATTCATTTTATTCTTCCTTTTTAGGAGTTTGTGGTTTCATTGTTTTTATTTATAACTATTATACAAAAGTTTTTCATTTTTTACAAGTATTTTTTTATTTTTTTAAAATAAAGTTATAAAAATTATATTTTAATTGTTTTTTTGTTCTTTCCAAAACCGAACCAAAAATTCTGAATCTTTTGGGGTTAAATCAAATTTGATACATGCCTCATCAACAATTTTTGCAGTTTTTTTATCAGGAAATTTTTCTCTTTGTTCAGATACCCACTCAATTGCATTTTTTAAAGGGGGGCACCATCTTGCTGTAATACAGTAGTCATTTATGTCTCCTTCATTGTGCGTTATAATTAATATTATACAATATAATTACAACTTAGGATTGATTTCATATTGTGGTTCTTTATATTTTTCTACTCTTGCTACTTGACAGTTGGATAAAAGTGACTCGTCCTCAAAATATTTTGTTACATTCATTTTAGTATAATACGGGGCAGGAACTCTACTTTTTTTAATATACTCATTTGCTAACTGTTCGGTTGTAAATAATGCAATAATTACTTCACTCCAATGATCCTTAAACGGTCCACCGGGTCTGTCTTGATATACATCGTTTATTTCACCAATTAAAGCATACATGTTTGGTATTCCTTTCTCAATATTTAACACAAATTTATTTTCATAAAATTGACTTTTTTCCTTTTAAATAAGATAAAAGCGTATAAATACAAATAGGAAGTATGAAGTAATTTCAACTGTCGCCAAATAGTTGAAAAACCAACAAGGTCAATAGATTGGCTGTCCTTCATACTAATAACAATTATACAATAAAGGTCAATAATATGAAACGTGAAACCGTAATTTGTCCCGAATGTGGGATTTCAATAACAGTCAATAATATCAAAAAACATATAAATTCAAAAGCATGTTTTAAAAACAGAAATATCAAAATCAATCAAAGAAAAAAAGAAATAACAAGTATTACCCAAATTAATGAATCTTGGAAACAACCAAATGAAAGTACAAATGTCCATACTGTGGAAAGGAATATTCAAAAAAAGGTATTTCTACACATATTTGGAGATCACATGGTGAAGGAAAAAATCATGATCCAAACATAGGTTTTAAAGATGGAAACAGACAAAGTTGGAATAAAGGATTAACAAACGAAACAGATACAAGGGTTAAAAAAAATAGTAAAAATGTTTCAAGAACATTTCAACGTCAGATTTCTAATGGTACTTACAAAGTTTCAAAAATGGGCGAAGAAGCAAGACAACGAGTAAGTGAAAGACAATCTTTGCATAATACTGGTGGAAGATGTAAATGGTATAAAATAGATGATGTTTTTGTTCAAGGAAGATGGGAACGAGATTGTGTTTTAAAATTTAATGAATTTGGTATTGAATGGAAAAAAATCAAAAAAGAAGGAATGTTAACTTACTCTATAGGTGATAAAATTAAAAGATATACTCCAGACATATTATTACCACAATTTGACATTACATTAGAAATTAAAGGATACTGGTGGGGCAATGACGAAGAAAAGATGAAATGTGTCTTAGCAGATAATCCAGACAAAGGTGATGAAATCCGATTTGTTTTTGGAAATGAATTTAAAGCCATTTGTGATACTCAATCAAAATATGATTTAATTGAAACATTAAATAATCTAACTACATTACAAGAATACTTTAATTGAAAAATAAAAATGGCCCCAACTGCTGGAGTTGAACCAGCGACGCTTCGGGCTTCAACCGAACGCTCTACCATAATCTGAGCTAAGTTGGGGTAAGATGGATTATTTTATTACCGTCCTACCCCAACACAAAATTATTTTGAGTTAAGATAGGACTTTCTAAACATTTTAAACATTGTTTTTGTCCTTTTTTTAGTAAATTTGGAGACGATGCCTGGGTTCGAACCAGAGATTAATGGAGTTGCAATCCATTGCCTTACCAACTTGGCTACATCGTCAATTTCATTTTTAGTTTCGGAATTAAATTCCTACTTACAAGCAATACCGCGTGAAGGTAAATGATTCATTGCTTTAGCGACGGGGTGAATCGAACACCCGTTCTTTAGATCATGAGTCTAACGAGATACCGCTTCTCTACGTCGCATCAAAATTATTTTTTCAAATAAAAACTTTACTTCCAAACACCGTCTATATAGTAAGGTGTAATTTTATCGTATCCGTATTTTGTTGCTCTTTTTCCACTCATTACAGGTTTTCCACCATTTCGGACTTCGGTTGTTATATGAAGCAACGTTTTACCATTTGGTTGATTTTTGTGGTTTTCCCACTCTACAACAAGACATTTAACTTGATCATCTTCATATCCACCGATTACTTTTACTTTGGTTTTATCACCTTCTGAAACCCCATCAGGTCTTTCCAAAGGAAATCCGTAATTCCAAGTCATATGAGTTCCATCTCTAAAAAAGATGCCGGTATAATTCAGTTTTCTTTTTTCAGTCAATGTTTCAAGTCGCATTATATTTCCTTATTTTCTAATAAAATCAAATATTTGGTCCGCAGGGACGGAATTGAACCATCACAGCCGAAGCGGGAGATTTACAGTCTCTTGGGTTCACCTATACCCAGCCTACGGACATTTTAAAAATTTCATTTTTTTGATAATTTTTCAGTTTCACTTTTTAAAAAAGTTACTTATACTCGATACCACGTAAAGGTAAATTATCATCATCGAGTGCGGAAGCTCAGGGATTCGAACCCCGATCGGCTGTTACACCTACACCTGATTTCAAGTCAGACCTCTTGCCAATTAGAGTAAGCTTCCATAAATATCATTTTTTAGTTTCGGAATTAAATTCCTACTTACAAGCAATACCGCGTGAAGGTAAATGATTAATTGCTCTAGCGGAGAAGGGATTTGAACCCCTGACCTCAAGGTTATGAGCCTTGCGAGCTGCCATACTGCTCCACTCCGCATCAAAGTTGTTTTTTTAAATTTTCAGTTTGGGATTTTTTTATTAAAGCTTAATTGTTTCCCTTGTGAAAATTCTCACTAAGGGATTCAAATATCTCTTAGTGAATGGTTTGGTAATAATAGGATGAAAATTGTACAAACGAATATCCTTTGATTGACGAACACATAAAAGTATATTTTGAAGTTTGCATTTTTTGAATTCCTATATTTCCTTTTGTTTTAATTTTTATTTATACACATTATACAAAAATTTTTCATTTTTTGTATTTTTTTTTATTTTTTTAAAGAAACTTAACAAAAACAAGATAAAATCAATAAAGAGTAAATGTGGCAACCAGCTTCCAAAGCCAAACGAATCGAACGGGCTCTTGTTTAATATCAAAAATTAACGATGTATTCTTTACTTGTAATTCTTGTTTTTGGTAAATCACTTTAAAATAAGAGAGAATAAAATCCAAGCATCTATTACTTTTTATTCTATTATTAGTAGATTTTATTCTCTCTTTAATTATAACATAATTATTTTAAAAGAAATTATTTTTATTAGTATATCTCTTATTTTTTATACTATTTTAAATAGAATCTTTTAATTTTCTAACTCTAACTATTATATTACCAATTCTATATTATTTTCTATTTTCTGAAGTTATCTCAATAGATATACGATGAAGTTATCCATATTTAATATAATTTAGTTTTTTTAGTTTTATATTTAATCTTATTCAATTTACATTTTTTTAAAAAATAAAGGTTGAGATTATACCTTTTAGTGATGATACCTTTGAAGCATTATCCTACTATGTCCCCATAGAGGTTCTCTTCTTATCCAGTTAAGCATATCTCCCGATATCACATAACTCTATCATCATAACCGCTATTTATTTTACAGGTCTAGCATTTGACCTCTAACATGTGATTACTCGATTTTCAACATTCTCCGATGTGTGCCCACCTCTTAATACCCGCTAAGGTAATAGATGCTGTTTCCAATCAAAACACTTTCCCCTTGGGAGGTACTTGTGTCCGCCAATTCAGATTTCTCTGTTAGCGATTAGGCTATTTTCATCGGGTCTTTCGACCTTTTACATGTGTAGCAGAACTTTCCGTTTTTTAATGGTTTTGTATAAAGGATTCGCACCTTTGACAAATTCCTTTTGAGGGAATCGCTCTACTAGCTGAGCTAATACAATGGTTTGGTGAAAAGGCGTCTGCTCAGTTGCTCCGAAGTATTATCATCAGAATACAACACCTTCTCTATCTCCGTCTTTCGACTTCAACGGTTTTTCAAGAATTTAGCCTTATGAACTAAACCTATCAAACTGAATAGTAGCCTTTGCTGTTACACTCTGACAACTATTCTACTGTTCTCTATTCTCAACTCGAAATGTTGGATAAACCCTTTCACTGTCCCCAGTTTCTATCTGCTACACCGATCGGCTCTTACAGATATAGTTGATTAAACTATCGGTTTCATTTCTTCGTCAATAGGTCAGATATTTTACCTCTAACCACCCCGCAATCAACGGAGTTTTGAGTCAGCTTGCGTAAATTAACCAAATTACTTTGGCGCAGAATTACCAAATCTGCCTTCGGGAGATACTATCTCCTTTATCCACATCACGCTGTGGGTCTGAGTAGACCAAACAATATTTTTTATTATTTCTGTTTAAAAAACACTCTTTGCTTCACTCATACGGATATTATACAATATTTTTATCAAAAATCAATTTTTTTTGAAAAAAAATTGGACTGATGTTAAAGCTAATACCAAAAATCTTCAATTTACTCAATGATTATTCTCCCTTCATATATAAAATATTAACCATTGTAATTTTTATTCATATATCAATTATTAACGCATAATCCAACGACCTCGGGTCTCATTTATATGAGAGCAGTACATCAATTAAACATTCACATACTCATTCTTTTATTCGCATTATTTAAAATAGTCCTTCCTATACGAATTTGATTGCCAATTTATTGCGAGAATAATAAACTGCTTTTTAAAGGATGACTATTTCCAAGCTCACCCACATCAATCCAAAATTTTCAAAGATCATCAATTAAACATATTTATTATACAATATTTTTATTCAACAGGAGATATTTTTATTTCTCCAAGTGTAACAGTTGAAAATTCAAATTTAGTATAAATACCACCTAATTTGAATCCAGATTTTTTAAGAAGTAATATCATTGGGGTTTTTTCAAACTTTTCATTTATTTGTTTTAAAGCCTCTTCCAATTTTCCATTACTTCCCATCATATAATCACTATTCTTTATTAATGGATGTGATAATACTTTATTAATAGCATCTTTAAGAGATACATTATCTGTATCTTCATCAGAAACAGAAATAACATTAAGGCTAGATCCTTTTTTTATATCATTAATATCATCAAAAGTTACAAATTTTCCATTAAGGTTTATAGTATTTGAATTATCAAGTTTATTTTTTGATAATGTTGTAAATGCACTTTTTATTTTAGGCATAATTTCATCAAAATATTCAAAAAATCTTGATGGTACTTCTGCTCTTTCCATTCTTTTATGCAATTCATCTAAAGCATCTATTGTAAATTTGTCTGTTATTACATCAGAATATTTTACTGTATTTTGTTTTAAACTTTTTAAAAGATTTTCATCTTTAAGAATTGCCAAAATATATTTTAATAATCGTGTTATTTCTGCAAAAACAGGAAATCTAGAAATTTTACCAGTAGTACCTATAGCTATATTTGATTGAGTATCATAAGCTTTAATTTCTAATTGATTTTTACCTAATATAGAACCTTTTGAAACATTAAGATCATATGATTCTGACCCACCATTAATTTTTACACCATCAAACAAAAATTCTATTAAAATTTCACCTTTGCCGAATTGTCTTACTTTTTCATGATTAAACATATTCAAGAAAAATTCATGAGAATAATTTTCTGAATTAAAATTTTTAATAGTTTCATCTGATATAATAACACTATTATAGTAAGACAAAATTTCTGAATCTATTTCATCAAAATGCTTTTCCAAATAACTAAATAAAAATTTACTTTTATCATAATCTAAATCGGTTCTTCCTGTAAGATTTTCAACTGTTTTTTTAAACTTTTCAATAAAATCAGAAGAAATATTAATTTCTTCTATTTCCTCATCATCGTCTTCAAGTTGTTTTGATTTTATAATTTCTATATTTTTTATTTTTGCTTTTAAAGTTGTATCTAATGAACGAAAAATTTCAGCCAATTCTTCATATTCTTCAGGTAAATCAGAATTAGTAATTGAACTTATATTTTTAAAAAATGTGTTTATATAATTTTCACCTATTTTCTTAAAAACCAACCCATATTCTTCATCAGTTAAATAAGAATGAAATATAGATTTAATTTTTGTTTCATTATTTGTTAAAACATTTTTTGAAAAAAATAATGGTTCTTTTTTATTTAATTTTGGCCGTAATAAATCCAATATCATTCCAAGTGCTTTTTCTGAAGCAGCACCATAAACTGAATTAGAAGTCATAGACATTCTATAAATATTATTCAAAATCAATTTTAATGTATGCATCTCTGTTCTTTGACTTTTAAGATTTTTTACAGTAGCATATATTTTTTTCAGTATAAGAATTGTGGTTTTACTTGTAGATGCATGAATCTCATATTTTTCATTTAATAATTCATCAATTTCTAATATTTCTTCTTTATAAACAATATCACAGATACCTTTGTTACATTCAATACATTTATCAGGATCTTCCATTATAAGTTCCATCAAATAATAATCCCCTTCATCTAACGGAGAATACGCACCCATTAACTTATATTTTTCAAGTTCTGATTTTTGCCTTTCTAAATCCCAAGAAGAAAATTCTTTTAAAACTTTTTCTTTAAGCATAATTTATTCCTCTCCATTTTTACTTTCAACAGCTTCAAATATTTCTGAAAATTTACTTCCAAAAGGAATAAAACCTTCTGATATTTCAATCATTTTATAATTTTTATAATATTCTTCAATCATTTTATCCACTTTTGGTTTATATGATTTTAAATATGAAAAATTATCATAAAGATAATTAACCATTGCACCTTTAATAGCTAAATCACCTTCTGGATTATTTCTTTCTAAAGCTTGACATCCACTTGCACACCATAATGATTTTTTAATTAATTGATTCCAGAAAAAATCTTCAATAGTTTTCTTTTCAGAATATTTTTTCATTAATTTTACTAAACCAACAAAAGAATTAAAATTTTTCATATCAGATCCTTTTGGTTCTTTTTGAAAAATCATTTCAAATTGTTTTTCTAATTGTGTTGTATATTTATCTTGTTTGGAATTTTTTTCAACAAAAACAGGTTTTCCATCTATTATAAGTTGTTCTTTTCCACCTTTGAAAAATACAGGAGTGAATTTTGTTCTGATACCTTTAGCTACAGAAAAAGCAAGGTTAGTAGGATTCGCATATTTTTGTGCTTTAGAAACTTTTACGGGTTTACCACTTTCATATTCTTCTTTAGTCATTTCTACAACTTTTTTTGCAACAGTAGCAGTAACAACAGAAATACCTTCTAGTTTAGATTGCGCTCTTGCTAAATTTAAAAGTGTGTATTTGTGAGCAACACCTTTAAACCCTTCTTTAATATCATCCCAATCTGAACTATGAGAAAATGAAGCCCAGTCAGTAGGACTATGTAAATCGTCATATTCAGAAGCTTCAAAATCTATTTGTGCCAACACGCGATAATCACCAGTATCAATTTCAAAAATAGCATTAATTTGGTGTTGTGCAGCAGCCGCTTGTGGATGCATGTTTGAATTTTTATGACCTAAATATTTTGTGAAATCACCTAATTTTTTACCATCAAGCTCATTAAGTAATTCCCATAACTTTCCCATATTTTCGCCAGGAAAGGTAATATCAATATCACCAACTGTTGGTTTATGGGTAATAAATTCTTCATCGGTTATATCTTTATTAAATAATGATGAACTAGAACCATTTAATGCTTTACCACTTTTTATTACACTAAAATTTTTCCACAATTTTTCTCCATACTTTTTATTAAATAAATCATTAAGTTTGGATAAAACCTTCACCATTTCATCAACTAATTTTGAACGTGGTATTTTTTTTAGATCCATTTTATCAGCAAAACCAGCAACTTCACCAGTTTTTCTGTCAATGTAACGAGCATTCCCTCCTTCCATTAACATATCAATAATTTCAGCATCATTCATAATTTCTCACCTTTTAATTAAGTTTTTCTCTTATTTATCACCAAATTGCATATTCTGGGAAAATATCCTTGTAATTCCTACCAAAATATTTTTTGTTTTGAACAAGTAATTTTTTATTATCTACTTTTCTAAATCCTTTAACATTTATTGAATCAGAATCACCATACATCATTTTTCTCTTAGCAAGAATGTATCCGGTTAAATTTCTATTTTCGTCATCAATGTTAACATTAGAAATCTTGACATTTGTGTATTTACTGCCATTTTTTTGAAAATATTGTTGTAACTCTTTTAATAAAGTTCCATCAACATAAGGAACAAACATTTCATCGATATTAATATAATAAACAGGACATGATTTGTTTGCAAAAAAAGAAACCATTTCCAATAAAACTTCAATTGATTTTTTTACAACAAATTCTCTTGGATTAGTTATTTCGGAAGATAATATAGATGAGGAATTATCTAACATACCATATACACTAACCATGTACATTTTAATAACTTTTTCAACTACTTTTGTTTGTTTATCAGCAACATTTTCATTAATTCTTTTTTTCAAAGACATTCTTAAATTGTATAAACTTTCTAGAAACACAGAATATTCACTATAATTAAATGGCATAAATCCATTCGACATAATACCATAATAAAGATGTGATATATATACAATACTAAAATTAGTAATAAGTCTTTCTTTTACAAGCTCAGGCAAATATACAATAGAAGATGTGGTTTGTTGTCTTTTATTATGAACTATGTTAGGTTGTCCAAGACATCCTATAGTAATATCATTAAAAAAATTAACATACCCTTCATATTTTATTACATTGAAAATATTTTCTGCTGTAATATTATGGTCATTAATATAATCAATTATTACACTTTCATAATTGTCCATTTAGTTAGAATCCTTTAATGTGAAGTTATCCTTAAAAGGAGATACTGAAATTATCTCATATCATTATTATATCAAAAAAATGCAACAATTGATTTTAGTATTTATTTTCTATTCTTATAAAGTAATCTAAATTTTTTCTTGCTATATTTAAGGTTTTTTCAGTTTTTTCAAGAGCTTTTTCAACTCGTTCTAAATCAGATTGTGAAACTTTTTCAAAATCAATACCACTTAATGATCTATATGTCAATTTTGCCCCGGCAGAAGTATTTTTTACTTTTTTTAAATCAATAGATGCCCCATGTCCACCAGAAGAAACACGCTTTTTAACTTGTTTTAATGCCTGTTCAATAGGAGCATCAATATAAAGGAGAACAGTAATAAATCCTTTTTCTTTTGCTTTTTTTAATTTATTAATAGTGGACTGTAAATTTGCTGAGGTTCCCTGTTGTAAAAATGTTTCTTTTTTATTTAAACTATCATTAACTGCTTTTCTAACCATAGACATTGATTTGGCAACATTTTTACTATCATATATACCATTACCAAGTTTCATAGTAAAGTCATCTGGGTCGATTGTTTTAACATCAAGATCTCTTTTAACCACGAAACTCTTGCCACTTCCTGTTGATCCAGCAACAATTATATAAATTGGTTTTGATCCCTTAATAAGCGAATTCAAAAATGACATTGAAATTTGTTTATTGGTTAAAGTAATGTTTTTACTTTCTATAATTAAATCAAAAATATTCATAAATTTATTTATATAGAAAATCAATTTTTAATCAACAATTTTTTCATAAAATTCTTTAAGTATTTCATCAACATCTGTATTTGGTGTTTGAAGTTTATCAACAATCATATTTTTTAATGTTCTATTGTATTTTCTATTATTTTTTATTAATTTTTTTATTTCTGTAATCAAATTACCATACAATTCATCAAAACGTTTATCAGAACAAGTAGTTAAAAGTTTTGTTATTTCTTCTAAAACTTTTTTTTCGTCTTTATTATTAACATATTTGAAAGTAAAACCTTGTTCTTCTGGACATTTTCCTTCTATTGTTGCAAAAGTACAACCGTTTGTAGCGTGTTCACAATAATTACAATTACCAGTGTTAAGTTCTATAAAATCATATTTTTTTATTGTATCAAGACTTTCTATAGTTTTTTTTCCAGTTCTGATATTTTTCAATGAAACACATTCAAAATAGGAATCAGAAGATCCAGTATGTTTAAAAGTAGCTTCAACAATATAATAATCTCTATTTTTAGGATTTACCAAAATATCACTTATCATATATTTCATAAATTATCCTTTATTATTTTTTTTAAACCCATAATTCAGGCCTATTATCCTGACTTACCAAAATCATTTTTTTATAATCATTTATTATATTAATATTTCTTCTAATAAAACACTCATACAATGAACGAGACATTTCATCTATATCAGAAAAAAGTCTATAACATGCTTTTTTGATAGTTATATTCTTTATTATACCTTTTTTTGTTAAACATTTAATTTTATTGTTTTTTTGCCCTTTATATTTAACAACTATAAAATCCGGGTGATTTTTTTGACTATATCTTATTAAATACAATGAATCACCCGGAATGATATCATAAATATTCAAACTGTTATAAAGTATCATTGTTACACCCCTCAATATTTTAAAGATATTAGATCAAATAATTATTTTTTTCTTATAAGATAATTCATATTCATTATATCTGGCATTTTTTTAAAATAGTTTATATCATTATTAGTACAATAATGAATTAAAACCGATCTATTATATGTTGTTAGATAATTATAAGTTTTTTTATTACATTTATAAACAGATCCACTATATCCGTAAAAATAATAAAACCCATCATATTCTTCAACACTAACTATACCACTATTCATTCGCCATGTATCACTATCAAGATAACCACCACTAATAGATCCAAATACTCTATAATGCGGATCATGGCCTGTTATTTTTAAAATAACCCATCCATCCGGTGAATATGTATCTTTCATAAATTACTCCTTTCAATAAGTTTATTCTATAGTTTTAAAACTCTTTTCTGTTGATTTCTTTGCATAAATAGCACCGAAATCCTTTTGGGAGTTTTGTTCAATTATTTCATTAGGAATAAGTGATGTTTTCATTGTATCTGCTTTTTGACCATATCCATTTGGTAAATTAGAACCACCACCAATAATATCTTTATTGCCTACCATCATTTGATTAGGATCACGATTTTTTGCACTTTCTTCTAGAGCCATAATATACAATTCATTCAATAATAATCTTGTTTTTAAATCTTGAACGATATTATTATGAATACCTGCAATAATATCTTTAAAATCAAGCACACCAATTTCAAATTTACCTTTTTCTTGGTAATAAATTCCTCTTTCTTCATCTATTAATTGTAATGGTTCAATATGAACTAATACCATTTCATACATAATAGTTGATGTATACGGAAGAGGCATAACACTACCAAAAGGAATTGCATTTTCTATACGAGTATCCAAATTTAATAGATCAAATGCTTGATCAATTGTTATTGGATTATCTGTTGGTAATTCAACGGTAAGAGCAGAAAGACCTAATTTTCTGCCTACAACATTAAATGCTCCAGGCATAATAGATCGTTTCAATACTACTCTCAATTCTAATGATTCAGGATCTGTAAAATAAGGCAGGAAAACAGCTTGTAACATTTCTCTTTTCAATTCTTCTATATGTATATTTAACTTTTCATCAATTAAAACTGTATCATTAACAAAATTACTTTTGGACATCATCTTCCTCCACATTATCTTTTGTATTATAAGTTTCACCCAAAAGTGTATAAATTCGTTTCAAATAATTATTAAATGCTTCTTCTATTTCATTTAAATCCATAACTTGGTCTTTTGCATCAATCAGAGATTCATTAAAATCTTCAGCTACTTCATCTGGTAAGATTTCAGTCATAACATCAACATCTCTTATCATACAAACAATACCTTGTTTTTGTAATTGTTCGTCATTTTGAATATTAATGAGTAATTGATCACCATTAGTTTGATCTGGCCCCAAATGTAAAATATTTGCTTGTTTAGCATCAATCATTCCATTAAAACCTAAAGGATGTCCATAACCTAATATAATATTTGTTGGTTTATTATATACTGCTGCAAGAAACCCATCCTGACTCACTCTCAATTCAATGTTTTCTTTGCCTTCTGTTTCAACAAAAAAGCCAAATTGAGCAACAATATTACCAACTTCATTAATAACAAAACCTTTTACATTATTTGATACTAAATCCTCATCTGGAATATCAAAAACCTTTTTCTTTACTTCTTTATTTTTTTCTATAACTTCATCTTTTATAGACCAAATATCTGTGTATTTTTGTGCTTTTTTTTCTGTCATAACATAGTTTCCTTTTATTTATTTCCCTTTAAATTATACAATTTAAATATTATTTTTATCTTTTTTAAAAAAAATTATTAATTTTACATAGTTATCTCAAATTAAGTTAATAAATATTTCTTATTACTCTTTTTCAAGGATATTATCTAAATATGATTAACAAAATTAAAAAATTAGACAACAAATTAATTCAGGCTCAGATTCTTGCTTATTTAATTGGCAATAAAAAAGTATCAAAAATATTAAAATCAACATATATAAAACATTTTACAAAACTATTTAAAGAATTGCCTAAATATTATAATACTCATCAATACAAAATTGATTTAAAATCATTTTATAACAATGTTGAAGAATCTAATAATATTATTCCTAACTTTATATCCACCAATAATTACATTGATTATAATGTAACTCTTAATTACACAATAAAAAACAAACATTTAGTTGAATCTATTTTAAGAGCATACAACATCCCAATAGAAGATTTTAATTTTAAAACTATGAAAAAAGTATTGAGTGGAAAATTAGATGATTATGAATTTGAAACAGAAGATTGTAATGAAGTGATAGTAACAACAAAAGAATTAGAAGGTAAAGACATATCAAAAAAATGTTTTAAAGAACAAATATCATTTTCTTTACCAAATTCAAGGAGTAGTGCAGACATGCAAACATATCCATTAGTATTCACACATATTACTACAAATAATTCTATTTTGTGTTTTAATATTTTTACAGAAGAAAATATTAATAATGTAGAACACTATACACTACCCAAATCAAAAATTAATAAATTTCTTTTATCATTAACGTGATTGTTGTACCAATTGCAAATATCTGTCCCATTTAATAACAAGATCTTCATAAATTTTGTAAAGAGAAGAATAATCATCTTCTTCTGATTTTACTTCCATTATTGTTTCATACATGGGACGTGCATTTCCATCTGAATCTTGATCATTTATACCAGTTATTTGATTACCTACAACTGAAAAAATATATAACGTTTTAGTAACTTCTTCTTTGTCATCTTTTTTATCTATAAAATTATGACCAAGAAGAGTTATTTTTTTAATGTCACTCATTCTTACAGTATAGATATTTCTTCCAAAAACAAATGTATAAACAGTTTTTAAATCAACTTTTTCTGTAGTAGAAGTTGATTTTGATTTTATGTTTTCAACCATATATTACCTATTTTTTATTTTGGACATTTTTCTATAATTTTTTTCTGGGTTGTCTTCAAATAAAGAAATATACTCTCTAAATTTCTGTATATCAGAATCTTCCTGTGTTAAAAAAACTTTATTTTCCACAACCCTTCCAGAAGGATCATAAAGGGAAGTTGATAATATCGCTTCATTTTGTTTTACAAGATTTAAAACCCAACCATCCTTTATTTTTTTTTCTTTAAATAAAGGAATTCCTTTTTCTTGACGTTCTATATCTTCTTCACGTGTCAACGTAGCCATATTATATCTTCCCTTTTTTAATTAAAGCTTAATTATGCTTCTTCTTCAATTTTAAGCTTAGTCAAAATACCTTTTCTCAAGGATTTGATATCTTTAACACCTTCTTCACCAGAAGAATCCTCATTTGTTAGCTCTTGCTCTTCAGAAGAACACTCATTTGATTCATCATTATCATTTGAAGATGTTTCCATTTTACCTTCATCGGTAGTAGATGTATTTTCAGTAGAAGAAGTTTTTGTTACCTTTTCTTCTTCACCTTCATCTTCATCTTCACCATTAAGTTCAATATCAATCGCTTCATTGAATTCATCCAATGAATGTGATTTAAATAAAGTAGAAAGATCCTTCAAACTTTCAGCAATAATATCAATAGCGTCGTCTTCAATATCCAATTCTTTTGGTTTAATTTCAAACTTAGAAGAAGTATAATCATTATATCCACCAGCATTCTTCTTAACAGTAAGTTTGAAATTTACAACATCGTCACCAAAATTATAAAATTCAACTTCATCAAAATCTTCATCCATGACAGTATCTTTGATAGTTTCATAAACCTTTTTGGGAAGAGAAACTACTTTTACCCGGTCTTCAATTTTTTCCGGATCAAGTCCAGCTTCCACCCAAAAATAATCTGGCGCATCAACAATATACGCATTTGCCAAATATTTTCTCTTTTTATAAAATTTCAAAGCTTTATCACGAACTTCTTTTCCTTCCGGTGTTTCCTCTCCGAGAGCTTTTGCTTCTGCAAAAAAATCATAAGCAATCTTTGAAGACGGACAATCTTTTGCAAGGCCCGAGAACTTCATATTTTTTCCAGAAAAATTGAAAACTTCTTCAATATATGTGAAAAAATCTTGGTTATTTGGATTAGCATCAGAAAGAAATCTGATAGTAAGAGAATCTTTATTTTTTAGTTTAAAATATGGAAGAAAATCACTTGGACCCTGATTTCCACTTTGGGATTCTGCTTCGAATTTTGCTTTGAGTTTGTCTTTGTTTACAGTTTTTCTAAGATTAATAGCCATTTTTAAGTCTCCTTGTTTAAAGTCCGATAGACTGGGTTAAGTTATTTTATTGTTTAAAGACCTTGGGTCTCGTATGGCATTCTACATTTTTTTATAGATTTTCATACTTTTTTATTAAATTTTTTAAAGTCTTTTAGACTAAATGTGAATCATTTTTCACATATTTATTTATTCCAATTTTCAGATTATTTTACAAAAAAAACATCTTTTTTTTGAAAATTTAAATTAAAGTTTAGTAATTATACTATCACCAGTAACAAAATCAACAAGCCAATTACCATTAACATCTTTATAAGTATCTTCCATACCAACATACATTAAATCATTTGCAACAATTTCAATAATTCTGCCTTTTCTGGTTCTTATTTCTCCATTTGGTTTTTGAATCATTACCATTTGACCTATTCTATATATTTCTCTAAAATCTACTTTAGATTTATCAGATGCATTTTCTCTAATATATTTAGCTTCTTCATATAAAGATTTTCTTTTTTGTGGAGTCAATACATAATTATTAACATTATTATTAGGATTTTTATGTTCTGTTACCTTTTTTTGTTCTTTTTTCTTAGGAGGAGTATCATAATATTGTGATGTGTCAAAACTACTATATAAACCCATATTTAATCCTTTTTAAATTTCTTTACATTCTTTTACTGATAAAGACAAATCTATTTGTATTGGCCCTTTACCATTTTTATCTAAATGAACTGCTTCCTGAATAGAAGAATCTACAGATTCTGGTCGTACATCTGCTCCAAAAATAGCAGAAGTCCCTGTTGGAGCAGTCAATCCTTGACAAGTAGGAGGACTTTCTTGTGTCCATTGATAAGCGGCAATCACTTGATCAACATTAAATTCTATTTCCGATGAATTTGCAGCAACCATACTTGCACTTACATTAAAACTTCTTGGATCAGTACCAGTCCATACAGCATAAGCTCCGTGAGATCCAAAAACAGTACGTTGATCATATTGTACAGCTACATTCATAGAAATCGTTGTATGATAAAGAATGCTAACTGGACCAACTATACACCATTCTATATCTTCATGATGTGCAGATTTCCACATAACTTCACTCCATTTATTAGTTTACGTTATTTATCTTAATCATTAAATTTGATAAACTTATCATCAAATGCATTTAATTTAAATAAAGTATATACGCCCCTAACAATTCTATTAATATCAATATGATACATCTTCACAACATTTTCTTTCATATTTAGAGTAATAACTCTATAAAAAGGTAAATTTTGTGGTGATACATTATAATCATCCATAGGTTCACATAATGAATTGAATTTGTTGAAAATAGATTTGACAACATATTCATCTCTTCTTCTAAAATAAGGTGTTGCTTTTTCACCATTCAAGGTTGAAACAAAAAAATTCAACACAAATCTATAAGGATTATCTTTCTCGTATTCCTCTGAATCTTTTTTTATTTTTTCTTGTTGTTGTTCATAAATTTTCTGAGCTGTTTGTTTTCTTTCTTTTATTGCTTTCTCATTTCTTTTATGAAGAACAGCAGTAACTTCTTTCCCCAATTTAGATTCCATTTCTTTTTTAAGGAGATCCAAATCATTCTGATTCACTTCTATGGATTTTGATTTTTTTTCAGATCTTGGTTTTTCTTCATCTATTTCAACTAAAGATGTAATCTGATATTCTTTATTAATATTCTCTGTCTGTTTATTAATTTTATCAACTTCAGCCGGAGACTTTGTACGTGTTGGTTTTGATTTATGTAATGTTCTTTTTGTAGATGTTTCTTTTTTTGAAACATCTTTTTTTAAAAGACTATATAATAATTTATTACCAGATTTTTGTTTTTCAATCAAAGAAGCATCTTCTAATTTTTTTAAAAGAGTATCAATACTTTTTGTTGTATCCAAATCCGTTTGAATATCTTTTTTTGGCACTGATTCATTCTTTTTATCCAAAATATCTAAAACATTTTGTAGTGATATACCAGCTCTATTAGTATATGTTAGATCCATCATATTTCCTTTAAATATCTTAATTTCAATATATTTATTTTACAAAAAAAATATTAGTTGCGATTTTTTGTCGCAATATATGTTTCAATATCCTCTATAAGAGCATATGGAACTTTTTCTTTCCATAATTCCGAACCATCTATAACACTATTATAAATTTCATCTGAATCATGATTTGCTAACGTAGATACTTTAATAGCCTCTAATTGACATTCCATAGCAGCATCAACCCATAAATCAGAATTTGATAAGAAATGAGTAGGCATATGATATCTGCCCTCTTCCAATTTTTCTAATGTTTTCATAATATAATGTTTTGGAGTTCCCAAAAGAGGATCATATAATGTACCAAAAAAAGCAACTCTATCTACAAGTTTAAAAAGTTTTCTATATAATTGTTGCGCAATATCATAATCAAAATATGAGGTATCATAATTTCTTATTGAAAAAATAACTTCATCACAATACATTAACGCATCTGTTATTAGTTTTAAATGAATATTATTAAATGGTTGAGATCTTGAAATAATTAATCCAACCCTATAATTTGGTGAACCTAATACAGCCATCTCTATTCCTCATTCAAAATAAAACTTTCTTTTATTACTTTACTGGATATGAGTGCGTCTTTAAATTCACTATATTCATCTTCATAAGCTAATTCCAAATACTCAATCATTCCTTTATGTATCCAACCCCATCCAAATTCAGCTTCATGCATTAAACAAAATTCATTTTTTGGCGGCGATATTAATTCTTCTTCACTAAAAAAATTATTAACTACCATTTCATATTCTTTATCGCTTATGTTATGATAAAATGGAAACACTGCTAATAATTTATCATCATCTTTCATAAATAACACTTGCCTTAAAAATTCTTCTTGTGGTTGTGTTACTGTATGCTTTTTTGTGTTAGTTTTCATATTATTTTCAAACATCCTATTTATTTTTTCCTTCTTTCTCAATATTTATTTAATTTTATGAATTCTTCTACTATATCAGGATCATAATCTTTATTTCTCAAATATTTATACAAATTTATAGCAATTATTACTTTTGTTCCATCATCATATCCAAATATATCATAAATTGTGCATGTGGTTTGTATTTTTGGGTTTGATATTATTTTCCAATGTAAATACCAAGTTATAATAGCATTAATTTCGCTAATATCAAACAAACTTTTCAAATCAAATGGTATTTCAAATTCGCCTACATGTTTATCAAAAGGTTTTTGCAACAAATAATCTATTGATATTACGCCTTTATATTGTTTTTCATCAAATTCAGCATGCATTTCTTTTTCTAGCAATTAATATACCCTTTTTTCCCAAGGAAATACAACCCAACTACCATAATTGAAACCAAGACTCTTATAATTTTTCATTTTAGTATTTAAAATAGCATTACTGGTATAATGAAATAACCCAATAATATTACCAATTTCAATATCATAATCTTCAATAAGTTTAGTTATAATAGTTTCTACTGTTAAACCAGTATCATAAATATCATCCGGTATAATGATTTTTGAATATTGCTTTATTAAATCTGATTCAAGGAATATAGGTTCTAAATCATTTCCATCTCTTGTTTGAAATGATACAGTAGACACAGAAATATCTAATTTATTTGATAATGCTGTCGAAATAGGAAATCCACCACGTTTAATTGCTAAAATTACGGAATCTTTAAGATAATCATTTTCTTTTAAATATTGAATAAATGCATCTATATCTTTATTGAATTTATTCCAAGTCATATATATTTTGTTATGGCACATCAATTCATCCTTATTTTTTATTTATCTCAATTTTACAAAATGAATTATAAAAATAAGGATGAATTTAATAGAAAAGATTTTTTGTTTATATAAGTTCAAGACAGGAAATTGGTTGGTGGGATCGTCTTAAGCCTTTATAGTTTAACATTTTTGTAAAATAAATATCAGGATATTTATCAGCAAAAAAAGAATGAGCTTTTTGTATATTTAATTTCAAATCAACGTTTGGATCAGACATAATATTCAAAAATGAAATTTGTGATGTAATCATTGTTTCTCTAACAAACTCAATTTCAATATATTTTTCAAATAAAAAATATTTATGTTTGCCAAAAGTAATAAATTTATGAAATCTGTTTTTATGTTTATGTGGTAAAAATAATTTTACATACCACCTTCTTTTATCTTGCATATTTATAATAGGGCCTGGAGGACTTTCACTATAAACATTTTCAACAAAAACTTTAATTGTTTGAATATTACCATCTTTATTCAAAATAGTTATAAAATACGGTTTGTTTTTTACAAATCCTTTTACAAACCCTTCATTTATATACTCAGGACAATAATCAAAAATCATAATATTTCCTTTTCAAATTATTTTCCATACCACAAATAAGCTTTTTTAATAGCAACAATAGCATAAGGATCAATACCTATATGACCCCAGTCCTCACAATATACAACCCAACCTTCTTGATCTGTAACATCATAACTATCATAAGCTTGTTCCCACTGTTTTTTCTCAACATAATCCGCCGCATCTGATTCAAGATATGATTCTACATATGAAAAAACACCTTCCGGTGTTTTTTCATCTATCGTTATACCATTATTACAATGCCATAACAACACAAAACCTTTTTTTTCATCAATTCTAAATCCATCAATTTGACGATAACCAGCAGTTTTAACAGCTAATTTTATAGTTTCAAGTAAAGTATCTTTTCCTTTACCATTCACTATAAACAATCTATTATCCATTTTTAAGACCTTTCGTAAAATTAAAGATTCTTTACCCTTCTTTTCTTTGTTACTTTTGGTTTTGAAGGTTTATTTTCAGATAATTTTTCTTCTGCGAATTTCAAAAAGCCAACACTATTAAAAAACT